AACAACAGGTCAGACCTAGCCACAACTACAGACATGGAAGCATAATAATCGGTAGGCCATATGTTCACCCGTTTAATTACCCTTCCGTAGAGACTAGGTATCATCCAATACATGGCTTTTACAGAGTATATCACCCTCCTGTGATTATACAACCACAACCCTTTCCTGTTTATCCAGCACCATTTCATGGTTTCTTCTTTCAATTTAGATGGTAAGGAAAAATAAAATGAAGTATCCAAAAATTAAAGCCGAATGGCAACCAATTGCAAATCCTGAAGTAAATGTAACGAGTCAAGAGTTAAAAATTTATATCAACGGTTCATTGAGAGAAAAAAGAGTTTTTGACCGTTGGGCGAGCGAGCATGAATTTTTCGTGCCAGCTTGGGATCAAAAAGGAAATCTTTTAGAAGACACGACAAGAATATATTACACCGTCGAAGCTAAAACTGATAATTTTTCTTCTGAGGTTGTAACATCTAATGTAGTACAACTTGAAAATATTTCTGTGATAGAAAAGCCAACGGACTTGAAGGTGTCCGTTATGCCCTTTCCAGAATTTTATCAAGAATTTAATCCACAAGTTTCAAGAGATACTATCATGGGTAGTGGAGCTATTTAAATGAATTGGAAAGACTTACACGATCAGTCAGTAGTATTTGACTGGCATAATCACGGATGCTTAAAAAACTTCTTATTTGATAGAAGTCTAGACGGTAAAGATTCTAGATTTTTATCAACCCTCTTCAAGAGAGCTTTCTGGCCTCTTAGCGAAAGGAACACTCTACCTAAGATGGAGCAAGGAGGACTAGACGTAGTCCTTTCTACTTCATACATTCCAGAAATTGAATGGGTAGATGACCAACCTTTAATCAAGTTTCTAAAATGGCTCTACCCCTCTGTAAACAAGAGAGTCTTCAAGCCTACCTACTTTGATGCTATAAATGCTCAAATGGATTCTATGGAAGCACAGGTTAAAAACTATAACGATATTAATCTAGATAGTAGGTTTCAATTTGTTCACAGTATTAAAGAGTTTGAGAAGGCTATATCTGACAATAAAATAGCTATGATTCATTCTGTTGAAGGTGGACATTCTCTTAACGGCGAATTAGCAAAGAAGCGGGTTGATGAATCAACTGCTGTAAAACCTCTTATTGAAAATGAGCTTCTAACAAATCTTGAGCATCTTTATGAGAGAGGTGTTGCTTACCTTACTCTAGCTCACTTTTATCCTAATCATTTAGCTTCTCCAGTTTTTCCCTATCCAGAATATGGTATCAAAAAGAGCAACTGGAAACAATTAATGGCTGGATGGGATATGAACAAAGGGTTGACTTCTATTGGCAAAAAGGTTGTGCAAGCCATGAAAGATATGGGTATGCTAATAGATATAACACACTGTACGCCTAAAGCTAGACAAGAAGTCTATGAAATTGTTGGTGATGATCTTTCTAGAGTTGTTGCTAGTCATATCGGTGCTTTTGGTGTAAACCCAGATCCTCTAAATTTAGAAGACTGGGAAATAAAATGGTTAGCTGACCATAACTGCCTCATAGGTATAATTTTTATGAATTATTGGCTTAGTCCTGTAGATACTGGATTAGGACTAAAATACATAGAAAAAACAATAGACCATATAATAAATATAGCTGGCGATCAAGTGTTGGCAATAGGAACTGACTTTGACGGATTTACTGACCCTCCAGATGAAATAACAGACATATCTGAGTTACCTAGACTAACTAGATATTTAAAATGTTTCAGATCAGGAGTTGATACGGACAAATATTCTGACGAAACAATTGCCAATATACTTGGTAGAAACTCTTTACGTTTTATCCTAGAAGGGTGGGGTAAGAAAAAATGAAAAAATATATAGACGCATTAAAACAATACGCTCGAAACGCAACAACTAGTGACCCAAAGACTGGCGCTTGCTGGGAAGGTTATCAAAGAGTCCCCAACACTAAAAAAGGCGATCCGGGATCTTGTGAGAAGATTGGTTCAACTAAAGCAGACAAAGACCCCACCATAAGTGATGCAAAGACTGGAGCCTGTTGGGAAGGTTACGAGAGAGTTCCTAATACTAAAAAAGGAGACAGGGGTAGTTGTCGTAAAATTAAAGCAGAAGAGTCTAAAGCGGATTATAAATACCAAAACCCAAAAACCGGAGAAGTATTTATATACTCAAGAAGAGATATTTACAAAAAAGATGGAGTCACTCTAATCTATAAAGGAAAGGCAGAAAAAACAGAATCTGCTGAGTATCAGGGTAGAAAGGTTACTCTAAATAAACCTTTCTTAACACCAGATGGCCCTAAGAAACGTTCTGTGTATGTAAAAAATGAAAAGGGTAATGTAGTTAAAGTAAACTTCGGAGACCCTAACATGAAGATTAAGAAAAATGATCCTGCTAGACGCAAGAGCTTTAGAGCTAGACACAATTGCGATAATCCGGGTCCAAAATGGAAGGCAAGATATTGGTCTTGTAAAGCGTGGTAATATGCCTAATAATAATAGACTACAAGTTATGTTGGAAAAACGTCGTCAAAAGTCTCAAATAAAAAACGAGAAGAAAGACGACAGGGAAGAAAAAAAAGAAAACAAAAGAGATTACAGACTTGAAAAAATCAATGCTGTAAAAGAGAAAATTTACGCTGTTGCAGCCAAAAGGAAGTGGTTGTTTCTTATCATAGCAGCTGCGATTGTAGCCTACTTAGTCATTTTCAAAGGCGGGTTTAGCTTTGGTGGCGGTGGTGGCATTTTAGAGAAGATCAAAAACTTCTTTTAATTTTTTTATTAAGGAAAAGAAATATGGAAAAGGTAAAAGCCTTACTCAAGAGTCGTCGATTTTGGACTGCCGTTGGTGGTGTTGTTGTTGTAGTCGCTCAAGAAACTCTTGGGGTAGACTCAGAAACAACTAACAGAATTGTAGCTCTAGCTGTAGCTTGGATTCTCGGAGACTCTTTGAGAGTAACTGATACTTCTGAGTAATTTTATATGTATTTGAATACCCTAAACGGTATAGTAAAGCGGCAGGGTAAAACCTGTCGCTTTTTTTAGGAAACTTCGATGGAAAAACATGTTCTTATATTTTCGGCATCTTGGTGTGGACCTTGTAACCAAATGAAATATTATGTTTGGCAAAACAAGAATGTTCAGAAAGCCTTGTCTAAGTTTGACTCTGTTCAAAAAATAGATATAGATGCAAACAAGGCAATGGCCACGACTTATCAAGTGAACTCTGTACCAAGAGTTTATGTAGTAAACAAGGAGGGTCGTCCATTAAAAGCAGCTGGCTTTATGGGTGTAGACCAAGCTTTGGAGTTTTTAAATGATTAAAGAAAAATCTAAACATCAAGTAGTTGTTTTTATGGCTGAATGGTGTCCTCATTGTCAAAACATGAAAAACCATACTTGGCAGGATAAAAACGTCTTAGATGCTGTCAAGCCTTATCATGGTGGCAAACCAGCTTTTATAGTTTGCTCAAAACCACAGAATAGGCATTTAGTTCAGGAGTTTGATATTGAAAAGTATCCTACTGTGGTAATTATGGATGAAGAACATAATGTTACAAAAAAAGCAAACAACATGTCTCCTGAAGAAGTAATAGCATTTCTAGAAGAACTAGAAGAATAATAATGAGCGTCTCTAAAGACGATAGAATTCTTATAACTGGTGGTACTGGTTTTATAGGAAAATATCTATCACATTTCTTAGATCATAAAGAATACAAAAATGTGTATTCTCTCCCAAGCTTCAAAGAGGGGGCTGACTTAGGGCTTAAATCTACAGTCGGTTGGGCTTTTGATCTTCATAAACCAGATGTTGTTGTACATTTAGCTTGCAGGCATGGCGGTGTTATGTTTAACGAGCAAAATCCAGCAGGTATGATGTATGAAAATATAAACATGACGCTGAATGTAGCTGAAGAGGCTTCGGCTACAGGTTGTAAAAAGATGATATTTATAGGTGATATTTGCTCTTATCCAAGCATCTGTCCGATACCCTATAAAGAAGAAGATTTGTGGTCTGGTTATCCTGATAGAGCTAGAAGCGGCTACGCTATTACGAAAAGATTCTTGACTGAAATGATGAAAAACTATCATCGTGAAGAAAGACTACAAACAACATCTTTAATATTTCCAGAAGTTTATGGAGCAGATGATATATTAGATCCTAGATATGGCAGAACAATACCACATCTTGTTTCAACACTCATGCATTGCAAAAATGACGAATTAAATGACATAACTATAAAATCAAAAAGAACAACAACCAGAGATTTTTTAAATGTCGGTGATGCAATAAAAGCTATAGAGTTAGCACTAAGCTCAGAATTTACTGGCGACATAATCAACGTAGGATCAGGTGAAGAAACTAAGTTAGAAGATTTATGTAATTTGATACAAAGTTTTTTAGGGTCAAATATAAAAATAAACTGGGAAGAAGCAGAAACTCACGCTTCAGCTAGAAAGTATTTAGATATTTCCAAAGCTAGAAGTGTGCTGGGGTTTGAGCCAACTGTAGACTTAGAGTTTGGAATAGAGCAGGTATGTGAATCTATGCAAGATATACAAACACAAGTTAGAGACTTAGAAAAATTAATATGATTTCAGCTATAGTTTTTTCTAAAGATAATCCAGCAAGACTTCACTTGCTACTTGAAAGTATATATAAAACAAACGGTAATATATTTGACATAACCGTATTGTATGAATGTAGCTCGCAAGAAATGGTGGAGGGATATGACTTCACAAAAAGATATTTCTACTATAGAAATAAGTCAGGGTTTCATTTTCCAGTAAGATGGAAACAAAGAGAATCTGAAAACATAACACTAGACCTATTAGAATGTCTAGCCACCTCTAGAAATTTAGTTTGTATACTAAATGATGAGAACATATTTTACTCTAGTATACCGAGTTATAAAAAGATAGCAAAATTATTCCAAGATAATCTATTATCATCTCTTTCTTTGCGTCTTGGTAATAATACGATTATACAAAATCCGTATATGTCTGAAGCTTACTTTATAGATAAGCCGAAGGAGGGTGATTTTGTTGACGATACCTTCATGGTTTGGAACGCTTCTGAAGTTTACCCTTACACAAATTTTTCTATACCCTTTTCCATCAACGGTCATATATATTACACAGATTTTCTGGCTAACTGGGTACTAGATATAGAACTCAATGATTACGAAGATTTTGAGTCGGTCATACAGAAAAGACTTTATGCAGATTTGATAGATAAAGTACCTCCAATTATGGCATCTCTTGAATACAGCGCTGTCATAAACAATTCAAATAGAAAAGTATCTGATGAAAATCCTAAAAATACAGATCTTGGAGTCGGACGAAGATCTATGAACGTAAGATACCTAGATGGATATCTAATAGATTATGATTCATTTAATTTTTCACACATATCTAAACCCTTCGAGGATTTTGCACTGAGATTTAAACATGAAGATTATATGTACTACAGTTATACGAGCAGCTAAACAAGGCGACGTTCACGGCGGCTTGTATGTTATAGATACAGAAAATGGAGATATACTGCATCATGCGCCTTATGAAAGAGATTTTGTCAATGATAATGAGCGTGGAGGAGAAAGAGGTCTTCGTGGCATTTGCGTTCTTCCTGATCGCATTCTCGTGGCTGATTCTGCTGGCTTTATTGAGCTAGACAAAAACACTTATGAAATAAAAAGAACACACCAAGATAGAGATTATTTCAAAAGTATACACGAGATGACTTTTAATAACGATCACTTGTGGGTTACTTCGACTGCTTACGACGCAGTAGTAAAAGTAGATTTGGATTTTAACGTTGTAGACATTTGGAGAATGGACGGCGAAAGCCTTCCAAATAGCAAAAGGTTGACTGGCAGAACAGAGATAAACAAAGACTCAAAAGAAGAGCTTGATAATTATCATATAAACTCTATCTTTACTCACAACGATAGAGTAAAAGTTTCTGGCTTGTTAACAGACCTTCATAACCTAGATGACATGTCAGTCTCTACACCTATACCAAAATTTGTAAATTATGGTGTTGGTGGATATAAAAATACTGCTTATAGTTTTGTTCATAACTTTTATGAGTATGATGATATAAGCTTAGCTAACCTAACTACATTTAGCGCTCTTGGAATTTACAATGGTGAATGGGAAGCTGTTAAGATACCAAGAATGAGAAATGCTAAATTTAGCATTGATGAAATAGCTGTTAATAATTGGAATAGAGGATTGGCTAGAAAGGATAACAAGGTTTTTATCGGCTCTTCGCCTGCAAGAATACTTGTTTACGATCTAGAGACTAAAACTTTTGAGGATGAAATTCAACTGGAAAAAGATATAAGACATGCAATTCATGGATTGGAGATTTTGGAATGAGTTTTAATGAAGACCTCGCTAACGAAAACGAGGTAGAAAAACTGAATGTTTCTGGCGCTAAATGGGCGTGGGTATTGCCAGAAAAGGATCGTTATCGTAAAATGGTGGCCTACGCTCATAACAAAAAGTGGGTCTGGATTCATCCAGATTATAAAAATGGGCAAGACAATAAGAAGAAAAACAAAAAAAGATAGAAAACGCCTCAAAGAAGAACGGCGAACAAGGACTAAAAAACGTGACGAAAAGACCATCGTGGGATGAGTATTTTATCAACTTCGCTATCTTAGCTTCAACTCGCAGTCATGATTCTCAAACAAAAGTTGGCTGCGTGTTAGTGTTTAACAACAGAATTATAAGTGTTGGGTATAATGGCTTTTGTTCAGGTATGGATGATCTAAACCTACCTACTGAAAGACCTGAAAAATATCCATATATGGTTCATGCTGAAGAAAATGCTATAAGTAATATGATCATTAAGCCTGATGGAGATATAACGGCTTATATAACTCATATGCCTTGCTACAGGTGTGCTAAATTAATGTGGCAGAATGGGGTAAGAATTTGGAAAGTCTTAGAAGATAGCTGCGCTACTAGCTATTGTCATGATGACTTACTAATATTCAACGAATTAAAACTAAATGGACTGAAAGTTGATCGGATCACCCCAAGTAGGTCTTACTTGAACAATCTAACAGTAGACAAAAAAAATGGACTACAGGGCAAGTTGTTCTAGTGTATAATATAATGTCGGGATTTAAAGAGTTTAGCCGAAAGCTAAAGCGACACTTTCTCGACACGCATTGTTGCACCAAATAAGTAATTAAATCTTGTTTTCAAATAACCAACTATTTGGTACACATGTGTCGCTTAAAATAAGATAATCATAGGGATATAAATATGTCGGTAAGAGAGCTTCAGGACTATACCTTTGTTGCTAAATATGCTAGATGGATACCAGAAAAGAAACGAAGGGAGACTTGGAACGAAGCTGTCAGTCGAGTAAAACAAATGATGCTCGACAGATATTCTAACGACCCAAAAGTACACGACGATATCGAATGGGCTTACGATATGATGCGTAAGAAGCGTGTGCTTGGCTCTCAAAGGGC